CCTTATGCATGAGGGTCGTCACCGTTCGTGCGTCCTGTTCCGTTAATCCATACATCTGTGCATCGCTCTGAGTCATCATTAGTTCTCCTCTGCCAATCTAGTACACATACCGTTCATACGCTTCCTCCATGGCGCGAGCCTCGCACGTGCGTGCCCACTTCAATGCGCATGCGGTATGGTGCGGCGATTGTTCATTCCCTACTGCGACCGCCTCACGCCATACCGCTGCCCGTTCCTCCTTGGCGAAGGCCATGAGTGCCTCTGTAAAGGACTCCTTGGTAATCAGTCGGCCAGGCAACGACTCCGCAAAGTGCGCAGATAATTTTTTGCACCGACTACTCAACGTCTCGTCACTCATCATCATCCGTTCTCCTCTATCGTCCAAACCGCAGTTGCTGAGCATGCATATTATTAATATCAGCTATTTGTAACGTCCGTAACGCCCGTGGCATCTTTTGAACCGATTGCGATCCATACGCTCGACGAGACCGAGCCATCGTGATCGTTCCGCCGCGCTTTAAGAAGTCGTTAACCGTTTCCACCACCTGCGTCTTTGTTGGTTTCTTCTTCATCTGATTCTCCTCTAGTGATTTCTCTACTCTCATGCTCTTATTCTACTATTTTCAGATGCAGAAGGCAAGAACTATTATCACCTCTAAGGTGTTGAGAAACAACGAAAATCCCCTATCTTATTGAAAAGATAGGGGAAAATAGTTTTCTTAATGAAACCGAGGGGTTAGAGAAGTGAGCGAATAAAGGGGTTAGGTTCCAAATGAGCTTCCACAGCCACAGGTAGTCTTCGCTTGAGGATTGGTAATTTTAAATCCCGCCCCCTGCAGGGAATCGCTATAATCAATCTCCGATCCCACCAACAGCGGGGCCGATTGAGAATCGATGAGAATCGGATGACCATGAAGAATCACTTCGGTGTCGTCCTCCGTGGGTCCGACCGACTCAATCAGCATTCCATAGCTATACCCCGAACAGCCTCCACCCTTTACAAATACGCGAAACCAATTTTCACCAGGTTCATCGGACAGTAATTCTGTGAGCTTCGTCGCGGCGGCATCAGACATCGTAATCATTGTTGACCTCTTGGTGTGGATAGTCCTAATTGTATGAGACTCCAAATCACCCACTTTGAGGGATCCACATTAGACCAAAGTGGGCCGTTTCGATAATCTGACGGATGCGCATGATGATAGTTATGATAGCCTTCACCAAACGTAATGAGCGAGACCCACCAATTATCTCGCGAGGAATCATGGAGTGTATGGGGTTGCGAACCCCACAGATGGCAGACCGAGTTGATACAGAACGTGGAATTCATCACTAAGAAGATACGACCAAATCCCACGAGCAAGAGACACCCGAGGGCCGTCAGCCATCCGCCTTCAAAGAATCCGATACCCAGAGGAATCAGAAGTCCAGATAGCACAATGGGAAGATAGTAGCGTTCTTGCCAGGCGAGGGAAGCCTCTTGACGCAATCGGACCTGAAGCCGAGTGCCCTCTGGTGTCTGCGTGGACGCAAAGAGCCACCCACAATGGGAATACCAGAATCCCTTCTGCGCATTATAGGGGTCTGCCTCTCGATCAGTCCACTTGTGATGAATAGAATGATCACTGGCCCACTTGATCGCGGTATTCTGCAAGGCCCACCCACCCAGAATCAGCAACACATACTGCACCAGTGGATGCGCTTGAAAGCTATGATGCGTAAAGAGTCGATGATAGCCAACCGTAATACCCAGACCGGTGAGGCAATACCCCATGGCCAACAGCATCCAATCCAGCGTCGTAAATCCGAACAGAAATCCAAAGGTGGGGACGCCGATCAGGGTGATCAACGTAATCAGCAGGAAGAGGAATATATTGATTCGCTTCATCGAGACTCCTTCTGATACATTAGATACGAATCATTGAGTGCTTCTGGAACACAGTAACAGGACGGAAAGGCGTCGCCCTCATCAAGATAGCATGGGATACTGGGTAACCAGCAGGGCACGCCACCACATAACATGCAGGGAGAATCGTATCCGTCTAGGTTCATAGTCTCTATTTAGGGAAGTTCTTCAACGAGGCGACTGAAATTCTGCTGCTTGGTGAATCGAATCACTCGTTGAAACTTATCTTGCAACGCATCTCCACGATGGGAGATGACCAAGAGATTTACAGCCTGCAGAGATTGCAGAATCCGCATTAATTCATCGGTTCCAACGGTATCCAAGGATGAATCAAAGATTTCGTCGAGAATGAGAAGATTTGTATGCACCGAATTCTTGAGCCGAGCCACTTCTCGCCAGGTCAAGAGCAGGGCCATATCAATCTTGTTCTTTTCACCTTCTGAAAAGGAATCATAGGTGAACTCATCCCGAAAGCGAGACTTGATGGTTTCTTTAAAGGTATCATCCAAATAAAACTGCACAAAGAAGTCCATCGAGGCCAAATACTTATTGACCAGCGTATTGATGATGGGAAGATATTGATGAATGATCTTGGTCTTCAGACCCGTGTCCTTAAAGAGGGCCATCGCGGCCTCATCATAGGCATGGTCATCCAAGAGGATCTTACGATCAGCGGTTATGGTCACCAATTCCTGCTGAAGGGTGAGCAGGAGCGAACGATCTCCAAGTCCAGCTTGATGCGTTTCATGCATATGGACCAGACGATCTCGAAGCACCTGTGTAAACTTCTCGACCTCCCGCGCTGACGTCATCAATCGAACCATCGTCTGGTCTTCTTGCTGTATCTGACGTTGTATCTGCGTCATCTGGTCCATGAGAGCCTGCGCTCCCTCGACCTTGTTTTGGAGGGCCAGCAATCCCGCCTGGCATTGCGTCACCTTTTCGGTCAGATCACGAAGTTTCGTGGTCTTGAACTCTACATCAATTCCCTGTTGACAGGTGGGACAATGATCATGTGTTTCAAGAAACGCGGTCTCCTTAAGATGTTTCTGATAGGTCTGATCTAATTGTCCCTTGAGCGTGGAGATCGTCTGAGACCGTCCAAGGGGATTGCCCAGTGGGACCAACGAGTCATGCAAGCGATCTTTGGTCGTCTGAGAGATCGCAAGCAGATCGTTGAGTCGAGACAGTTCGGTCACGTTTTGAGCAATATCTTCCTCAGCTTTCTCTGTCATCACGGAGATATTCAAGTGTTGCTTGGCCAAGTACGATTCTTGCATCGCAATCTTGTCACTCGTGCTATCAAGGGTCGATCGATTCGTACTCAAGAGCACCTGTCGCGCCGCCATCCGTTCTTTGACCACGCCATTCATCGAGGAGAAGATGCGAATATCGAGCAACTCTTCGATAATCACGCGACGATCCGACTGAGAGAGTTGCATGAAGGGCGTAAAGGATGCCGTACCGAGAATGACGATTTGTGTAAAGGATTTATAGTTAAATTTGAGAATATGGGTTTCGAGATATTCCTGATAGTCTCGCGATTCAGCATTCTGATTGACTAATACGGTATCGCAATAGATTTCAAAGATTGCGGGTTTCAGACCTCGACGGACCAGATACTGGTGGGGGCCAATCTGAAACGTGACTTCGACGACACAGTTTTTCTGATTAATAGAATTGACCAGATTGGGTTTCGTAATTTTGCGAAAGGGTCGCCCAAAGAGGGCAAAGCACAGGGCATCCAGAATGGTGGACTTGCCATACCCATTTCGTCCGACCAAAATCGTATTCTGACATTGGTCTAGCTGAATATGCGTAAAGGCATTGCCCGACGAGAGAAGATTTTTATACTGAATCGTCTGAAAGTGAATCACGCCGTTAACGTTTCCCTATTCAAGGCTTCCACATAAATTTCTTTCACCACCCCTTTCAGACGATTGGCATCGAGTGGGAGGGTGAGTCCATCAATTTGACGAGAAATGAACGTCATGGTATCTTCAGCTTGAGAGGCTAGAGCCGAGTCATCAAGTGCGGACATCGCTCGCTCCATGGTATCTTCCACGATTGTAATGTCGGCCACATCCCCTTTATAGAGTCGGTCCATGACCGTATCAAACAGATGCGTGTTTGTTTTATTCACCACGACCACTTTTAGATACGTGTGACGATAGCGAGACAAATCAGCGTTCATCCAGTAGGTATAATCCTGAACGGTATCATCATAAACGAGTCGATGAAATATCTTATCTGAATTGACGACAAAAGTCAAGTCTCTTGTCGCAGTATCAAGAATATGAAAGCCTTTGGGATCTTGAAAATCATTCCACGTCTGTTCCACGGGGGTGCCCACATACTGAATGTGGTCTTCCTTGGAGATGTGATGAAAGTGTCCAGATAACGTCAAATCGAACTTTTGAAAGAGTGCGCGATCGATTCCGGTCGGTTGCGTCATCGTCGAGGTGACCTTAAACCCTTGAATCTCAAAGTGCCCAATACATATTTCTGCTCTGGTGTCCTGCATTTCCTGAAAACAGGCCGGTGTATTATCATCACACAACCACGGAATCAAGCAGAGCGGCGTCTCATCAAACTGCACGGTCTGGGGAGTTTGAATGACGTGGATGTTGGCATAGCCTTTTAGCAGCAGGTCAGGCGAATTGACCACGGCGGTTTCTTTCCAAAACATATCATGATTACCCACGAGCACGTACATGGTCAGACCTAGCTCTCTAAGCGGATCAAAGAAGTAGGCGCGACTTTTGGCGAGAGACTCAAAGTTGATATACTTGCGACGATCAAAGAGATCCCCCACCTGAATAATGGTGGTGATGCCTTCGTCTTTCAAACGCGGAAAGAAGACGGTTTGAAAGAACGTCGCCAGCGCCTCATGAAAGAGTTCCGCATCATTTCGCATTCCCACATGCACATCACCTAAGATTGCAATCTTCATATAGACTCCGAGAAGAGCGTTCGTCTGGTCGTTTTCGGATTGATTTTCTTTTTAACTTTCTTTAAGGTTCTCTTTTGTTTCTTTTCATGCGCAAGACGTTCAGCGCGTTTCACTTCATACTCATGAATAAAGTGAGTGATATTCTCATAGAGATTCACAGGATGGTGAACTGCTGATGCATCTGTCACCAATCCCCGCATCGTATCCAGAAGTCCCGACTCTTCGGTCGCTTTATACTTTACATAGAGCATTTTCTTCTCGCGGGCAATGCGTCTAAGAAAGGCATAATAGATAATCTGCGTAAAGTAGGCAAAGGGATTCTTTGATTTGAGTGGATTGAAATTGGACGCATATTGCACGCAATTTTCAACGGCATCGGACATCATTTCTTCTCGAAAGGTATAACCCACAAAACAGGGTTTGCGCGAAAGATGCAGGGCAATTTGCAGAAAGCAGCTGCCCAGATAATCGTTCAACAGAGGTCGAGGTTGGTGTTCCCGTTTAGCCAGAAGACACGATTTTCGATAGAGCACCATCTCCTTGAGCATGACCTGATTATTGACATAATTTGTATTCGGGGAATGTACGATTGGCATGCAATGTCCTCAATGAAAGGTGTGAAACGATGAATCGTCCTCGTCTCGATTGATATCACTATCCGTGTTGCCAATGATCATATTGATAACACGATTAGAAATTCCAAATGACAATTTTGAATTCTTCACCATGCTTGGTGATTGTTCAACGCATTTTCGATAATAGTCTTGCAGTGGCTCATCAATGGTGGTCGTAAAAAGAATATGAATGCGATCAATATAAATGCAGTGAGTCGAAGCGACTGAGGCCAGGGGATTCCAGGGAATCAGAAGAATATGAAGACTTTTGGGCCCAGCGAGTTGGACTCCCTGCACGATCATGGGATTCTTGACCAGATAGGCACGACCGCGCACCAGGGTTTCGGCAATGACATCATCACCAGTTGTTGTGCGAAATAAAACGATACGCCCTAACTTATCCGTTGGCCAAGTCGATGGGATACTGTTTGGTGGGAAACTGTTCTGAATCATAGACTCCCATGCGTTCAATAAAATGTTTCAAGGCAAAGTTCTGATGTTTGCCGATGCGAAGATCATCGACAATATCAAACAGCACGGCCTCCTCTTTCGAATCATGTGTTCGCAGCACTCGTCCAATCGATTGGAGATTCCTGATGCGAGACTTCGAAGGAGACGCAAAGACCAAGTTATGAAGATTGTGACAATTCATTCCCGTGGAAAAGACCGCCGATGATGCTATAATTATACTCCCTTGTTCCTGTTCCGTCAATAGACGAATCACTTCTCGGTCTTTTGCGGGAACTCCGCCAAAGACAAAATGAACGGGTCGAGTTCCCGCTGCGGCCTGAATCATCTCAAAGAGTGGCTTGCCATGTTTCTCGACATAATTGAAGAGCACCAGCGTATTCTGCGTCAGCGAGAGTACGAGATTCTTCACAAAGACTCGTCGCGCTTGATTGGACACAATGAAGTCTAATTCTCCCTGATAGTCAAGCGTCTTGGTCATCTGACAGGTCGCTTTGGGATAGGTGAGAACCAGACACTTGATACGAAAGGGGGCCAGCTGTTTCTGTACAATAAGTTGTTGCGTGGTTGTGGTATGATGGGCCGATCCGAAGACGCCCTCGAGGACCAGACGATTACACTTCGTGCCGTCCAGAGTGCCCGTACACCCGACACGAAGCGAGGCATTCGTCAGAGAGGTCATAATGTGCTGAAGGGACTTGGCCTGATAGAGATGCGCTTCATCTCCCAGCACATAGCGAAAGGGGGCAAATGAGGCGGCCGGTTTGGTATAGAGACTTTGCCAGGTCGAAATCGTCAACATCGTAGAGTCAGAGGCTTTCTGATCTCCATACTGGCGCGACACGTATTTCTCTACATCCCATCCATAGGATTGAAAATCAGAGTAGAGTTGCTCGACCAGTGAGGTCAGAGGCGTAATTAAGAGGCCAGGACCCAATCCTTGTCGGTGGGCCCACCGCACCAGAAGATAGAGAATCAGAGATTTGCCTGATCCGGTAGGCGACACAATCAGCGACCGCTTGAAACGGACCGCATGGACAAATGCCTTGACCTGATACTCACGAGGCACCAGCGGAAGCTTGAGCGACTGAATAAAGTCTTCGGCTTCCTGCAGTGAAAATTCCTGCGTCAGAAGCAGAATGGGATCCAGATTGAGATCATAGCCTCGTTCCTGACAAAAGGTCTGCAGATGAGACAAGAGACCCCGATAGAGCCGATGCGTCCGTCGATTAAAGAGATAAATTTTTCCATCCCACAGTTTATTCTTAAAGGACGGCACAAACTTATATCCTGGCACGAAGAACGAAAAGAAGGTATGCAATTCAGCCACCACGCCAGGCTCGGCCTGAATCGTCATGGTGACTTCATGGTCTGAGGTCACGGTAATGGATTCAGTCATCAATTCCCCTGAAGAAATTTCTCATAATCAATAAACGACCGAAGTTGCCAGGTGCGATTGTTCAGTTCCTTAAGAATCTTCTCGCAGAGGTCTGTAGAATCTTCCGCTGCGGCGACCAGATCTTTTTGTTTGAGAAGATCCACATCAGAATCCATGTAGATCGAGGTATCAGACTTCAGCACATAGAGAAACGGCTCCCATCCATACTTCGTCAGAGTGACCTGATCTAATTTCCCCGTGTAATATTCCCACTTGACTCGTTTCATGCGAAAATACTTAATGGATTCGCTGCGCGCCATCTCTTTGGCAGTCACCATCAGATGGAGATATTTAGCATGGAGCAAAGAGACTTGCAGGAGCGCGGCGCCGGGATCGGTACGATCGACCGCCGCATCAGTTTTCCATGAGGCGGCAATTGATTGCAGGGTCGTTGTAATTGATGCATTGGCATTGATCATGATCAGGCAAACCTATTCATTATAGCGTCTTGGAATAATCCTCATCAGAATGAGGATGGATAAGAATCAACTTTAGTACAGTAAGAATCTAGAGGGGCGTAAACCAATTATACCGTTTTTCGTAAAATCCGTCAAGCGAATTATACAAACGGAGACACTAAAGTTTTTCTCAGAAGAGTTTGGTAATGGACACATCCTGAAAGCGTAGGGAGACATCAGAGGTGAGGACCGAATCGGGTGTATCCGTGGAGGAGAGCATCAGAGGACCCAGGGAAGTGGGAAAGCAGTTGACATAGGTAAAGCGATAGAGCGGGGTATGAGAGGAGGAAAGCAGTGTGACGATGGCATCGGCATATTGGGGAGTGGGACTCTTGGCGGTCGTTTTATTTTGAAGGTCCATCGATCCATACTGTTCAAATTTCTCTGGAAAGGTGAGACCCTTCATCCAATTCGCGATGGTGAGCCAGCCGGCCAGATGTTCGTCAATCAAAAACGTAAAGGTCAGAAGGTCAAAGGTCATCTTGTCGCCAGGGACAAACAGGTCGATAAAGGGCGTGGAAAACTGTCCTTCTCCAATGTTAAACCCAGGAATCGTGACGGATTGACAAAAATAGGCTAACTCGGGGGCACGCGAAAAGACCACCTGAAATTTGTTCGGGTGGAGGAAGTTGGGATTGGTTGGCGTGCGCGTCGTGGAAGACATATTTACCCCTTATCAATTACCGATAACAACCATCGGATTGGACAGGACCGCAACCGTAGACTTCTCCTCATACCGAATGTTGTCGGTGACGGCGGCCAGCGGCAATTGATCGATCATGATC